TAGGCGTCAATGATTGCGAATGACTCACGCGAAAACATTGTTCCGAGAGTGGTGGCCCACCAGTCACCGGACTCAAGGCGTCGGCGTTCAATCGGATCAAGAGCCTGAAGAGCCTGCCTGTAGGACTCTGCGTCAATGCCGGGATTGTCCGTCAACTTGGATGGAACAAAGATTCGTCCGCTTTGCTTTCCCTCAACAATGAAGCGTTGCCTCACCCAATTGGGAGCGGGGTTCGATGCTGATCTCATCCGAAGAGGAACTTGTGAAAGCGGTCCAGAAGCAGGGCGGCGAAGTCGGGAGAACATATATCGGTAATCTGATTCACGAATTTCAGTTACCTCATCCATGCCGATGAATTGAAATTCCGCACCCTTGTAGCGCAAGTAATCATTGGTATTATTGAGATACCCGAAAGACAAACGCGCCCCAGAGGGGAACGTGAAGACGTACGAGTTTGCATTCCAGTGAATGTCATCTTGTGGAGCGAGCCAATCTTTGGCGCGATCCATGAGTGCTCCGGGCAGGGACAAGTCAGCGAAGGTCTTGCGGAAAAGAATTGCGGAATATCCGGGAACGTCAACATACTGAAGGGCGGACATGAGCAGCGCGGAAGATTTACCGCCGCCAGCGGCGCCTCCAAAAAGTGCTTCGATTGCGTAGGTCCGAAGGAAAACCTTCTGCGTCAATGATGCAGTTTCAGGGCAGTACGGAGACCCCTTCGGCTGAAGGTAGTCAAGTACTTTGTTCCAATCGGTCACTGCGCGTACCGTCCAGTCTTATACACGGGTTGCATGTAAGATCGTCTCCAAAACCTAAGGATAGGGTGTTAGCGTGCCTCAACCGAGCGACCCACCGTCAAAAGAAGAGCGAAAACTGCAATTGCGCGGATTTCTTTCTCGAACTATTGCTGCATATGTCTTGATGGGCTTGTTTGTAACATGTACATCTATGGGTGCAGCATTCATCTTTCCTCCAGCCGGGCTAATTACGCTTGGCGTGACTTCTGGTATCTACGCATACCTGCTGGGATCTGACTGATGGCATGGAATCGACCTGAATCAAAAAACCTCAGCGAAGGAATGGAGACAAAGGCGTCAGGACTTGGTGTCGGCGCGCCCATTTCCCTAAATCCCAGCATCGCTCAACGTGGCTACAAAGACGGCTGGGACATTGAACGGGCGTACAAGGAAGGTGTTCAAAAGGTTACTTGGGTATTCCGCTGCATCGACGCAATTGCTGGAAATCAAGCACGACTTCCAATGATCCTGCGCTCAGGAAACTCCCCAACCGGCGAGATCATCACCAACGATAAGGAAATCCTTCCGCTCCTGAACTCAAAAAGCAACGAGGGGGAGAATTCTTTTATCTTCCGATTCCGCGTTTCTTCGCAGTTGCTCATGTCCACCCGTGGTGTGTTTATTGAAAAGGTGCGAAGTCGGAATGGGCAGATCAGCGCCCTTCATCTCCGTCCCCCGCAGCACACTTCGCCAATTCCGGATCCCAAAACATGTGTCTCCGGATACGAAGTCCTTCTTCCGGGTGGCGGCAAAACTGTTGTCAAGCCTGATGACGTTATTTGGATTCGCCGTCCGCACCCATTGAATCCCTACCTCTCCATGACCCCAATGGAAACAGCGGGCGTGGCGATCGAGATTGAGAATCTTGCGAAGATCTACAACCGTAATTTCCTCCTAAATGACGGTCGCCCGGGCGGCCTTCTTGTTGTTCGTGGGGAAATGGACGAAGACGACAAAGAAGAGCTTCGTTCTCGATTCCGGGGAAATCTAAATAGGACTGGACAAACTTCCGTCATCGCTGCGGACGATGGTGTCGATTTCGTGGACACGTCGTCCAATCCACGGGATGCTGCTTATGTTCAGATGCGCCAGATCACTAAAGAGGAAATTCTTGCGGCCTTTGGTGTTCCTGAGTCGGTGATTGGCAATGCTGCTGGGCGGACTTTCTCGAATGCTGCTGAGGAAATTCGGGTTTTCTGGATGGAGACAATGCAGCCCCATCTTGAGATTCTTTCGCGTGCCCTTGACGACCTCGACGAAAAGCGTTACGTTGATTTTGATACTTCTTCAGTTCCGATTCTAATTATTGCCAAGCAAGAGCGCGAGCGCTACCTCATGGAAGAGTTCAACACTGGACTCATTTCAGGCAATGAATATCGTGATGGAACCGGTCGCAGCAACATTGAGTCCGAACTTATGGACTCTCTGCTGGCGAATCCGAACCTGACGCCCATCGGAAATACCGAGAAGCCGTTCAATCCAGAACAGCAGCAACCAATCGACATGGTTGGGGTTAACGACGCTGGTCCTCCGCCTACCGCTGGGGCCGAGGGCGCTCCCACTCCTCCGACACCTCAGGCTCAAGCCGGAACACAAACACCCGCCGAACCCACACCGGCTCAAGAAGCAGCGCTCGCTACTGGTCCGATGATGTTCAAGGATCTGGAGACCAAATACGAGCCAGATGAATGGGACATCAAGTCCGAACAGGCCGTCGATCGCTGGACCGAAATCATGGACCGATCCCTTGAACGTCTTTTTGAACGACAGATGAGGGTTGTTCTTGAAAAGGCTTCTGGGGCGAAGGCACGTCGCTCTATGGCTACGGGTGATTTGAAGATTGATCAGATCTTCGATGAGGCCGTGTGGAATAAGCAGATGACTGAAGATCTTCGACCGGTGATTGCTGCCATCGTGAATGATGCTGCTGAACTTGCAGTTGAAACAAATGGCAAGGCTGACCCCCAGCAGGCACAGCAGCCAGTTGATCAGGAAGAAGTTCAGCAATACCTAAATTCACAAATGGCACGCATGCAGAAGGTCAATGACACCACGAAGGAAGAGATCCTTGCCGCCATCCTTGTCGTGATGCTTCTTGGTGGGAACGAGGACAGGGCTGGCGTTCTTCGAACGGCACTTGGGGCAATTTTTGCTTCCCTTGTTGGGCAGCGTCGTCGCCTGATCGCTCAGAATGAGACACAGTCCGCCTACAATGCAGGTACTTTCTTGGCTCTTCAGAGGGCGGCACAAATGGCCGCTCGTGAAGAAGGGGTTCAGGGTGGCAACGGGCAAAGTGGTCAGGTTGGGCGCAAAATCACCAAAATGTGGTTGAGTGAACGAGACTCAAAGGTCCGGCCGGAACACGTTGTTCTTGATGGAAATTCGGTACCGTTTGACAAGCCCTTCAAGGTCGGTGGGTTTGACATCCGATTCCCCGGTGATCCCCTTGCTCCGGCGCACCTCACAATGGGTTGTCGGTGCCGTCTTCGCTTTGGTCGTTAGGTATTTCTATAAACCATTTATGGAAATACAGGGAGTTTATTGAAACCCTGCTGTGAATGGTGACAAGTTTCACCTACTCTGTATCTGTATCGACTACGCGAGGTCACGCTATGCCCACAGAGTTGGAGTTTTCGACAAAGGCCCTTCCCGGCCAGTTGTCAGTTGATGAGGCTGAAGGGATTGTCGAAGCATTCGTCGCTGGGATTGGAAACAAGGACTCGGTTGGAGACATCGTTCTTCCCGGAGCATTTTCCGCAAGCCTCAAGCGTCGCAAGCCACGCGTGGTCTGGGGTCACAACTGGAACGAGCCAATCGGCAAAGTTCTTGAAATCTACGAAGTTGGTCCAGACGATCCCCGTCTTCCCGCAAAAATGAAAGCCGCCCGCATTGGCGGTCTTTTTGCACGAGTCCAGTTCAATCTGAAGTCCGAACGGGGACGTGAAGCATTCGCCAATATCGCATTCTTCGGCACTGAACAAGAGTGGTCGATTGGCTATAAAACCATTACTGCCGCCTACGACAATTCTCGACAGGCAAATCTTCTTCGTGAAGTTGAACTGTACGAGGTCTCACCCGTCCTGCATGGTGCCAATCAATTGACTGGAACCATTTCGGTGAAATCAGACAACATGGAAGATCGGGTGACTTCCTTCAGGAAGTCCAAGTGGCCCATGTTTGATCGTTCATTTGCTCAAATGATCAAAGAGGAGCATCCACGGATTTGGGACGCTGGCGGCAATATCAAGGGCGACGACCAGTACACGATTCTCACCAAGATCGCGAAACAGGGCGGGGTCGCAGAAACGGAAGATCAAATCAAAGCCCTAGAGCTTCGCGAGGCTTGGGTGGCGCGCCACGAGGGCGACTTCCTTCTTCCCGGGGTAATCGCCCAGATCAAGTGGCTGGCGATTGGGGATCGCGGCGAAGGCCATATGAAGAACGTGGTGAGGGAAGCGATCTCAAAGGCGAATAAGAACGAGAAGGCGGAAGCCTCTTGTCCTATTGCAACTCGCGACATTGCTGTCAATATCAAGAATCGCCAAAATGCAATTGATACCGCAGCATACGGTCCGCTCAATCCAGAACTGCCCAATGACAAGTATTGGGCTGCTCGGGCAGATCGCTGGGACGTAAGTCCTGACGAAGCAAGGAAGCAGACATGCGGCAACTGCGCCGCCTTCCTTAAAACACCACGAATCCTTGACTGCATCAAGCAGGGTCTTGGGAATGAGACCGGCAACGACGCTATGAGCGTTATGGGTGCTGGCGATCTTGGATACTGCGAATCATTTGATTTCAAATGTGCTTCGGCTCGTACTTGCGACGGATGGGTCTCGGGAGGTCCAGTGACTGAAGAGAAAAAGGGTTACGGCTACGGAGCGATTGAAGATGACCCCAAGGGTTACGGATATGGCGAATACGAGCGTGAAGGCTCCTCCGACGACGACCCCATGGAAGAACTTGCTCGGATCGCCGCACGCATGCGCATGTCGGACGATGAGGAATCAACAGAACGCGGTCAAACCAACGAAGCCATGGGACGACGCGCCGTTTTGGCTCGTGCTCTTGCGAACGAACTCCGAACTCCAGTCCGGATCCGATCCATCTCGGGAAATACAGTTGTATTCGACGTAATGGACGAATCTGAAGAACCAACAACGATGCGATCATCTTGGCATGCCGAGAATGGTCGGGTAATGATTGGTCGCCCAGAGCGAGTCCGAGTAGAGACTGTCTATGTTCCTGAAACCGGAGACTCCGGTGGAAATGCCTACATGGGCGATGAAGAGTTCAAGGCTCCGATTTCCCCTGACGCCATTCCTCAGGAACGAATCACTGGTGACGTTCTTCGTGGCCGCGGTCCACGTCGAGGAAATCTTGAACGTCTTCTTCGCTACTGGCGTCCAATCATGCGCAAACCCGGTGGATTCCGTCGCTGTCTTGTGATTCTTGCCGATCATCCCGAGTTGTATCCCCTTCAGAACATCTGTGCGTGGCTTCACCACGAGACCACGGGCCTTTGGCCGAATGAGGGCTGCCATCATCCGGGCATGAAGAACTGCCGACGAAAGATCCGTGGGGTTGTTCGCGGATCACTGATTTCAGATAGTGAGTTCGATAATCGTCTTCGTCGCATGGGTGACGGCAAGGGAATGCCTGATCCGTTTGAGGAAGATTATGAAAAGGGCTACATGGGTGATGTGACCGATGAGGACATCGCTTACGCAAACAAAGTAATGAATTGGTTTGTTGGTGAAGAGAAGGAATTTATGGAATACCTTGCCGATGAAAAGAACTGGATGCATGAGGGTGACGACGAGAAGGGTGAGGCTTACGAGCATGAATGGGTAAAGCCCACCAATGCTCCAACCGGACTCTCTGGCAAGCCGGGTGGTTGTGGCTGCGGTTGCTCTGGAAAGGAATCAGACATGCCGAAATCCATCGAGGACTCGTTGGTCGAACTTGAGCAGAAGGTTGGGCGAACCCTCAATTCGCGCAATGCCGCAAAAATCACTCAAGCCATCCAACTCCTGACCGATGTCATTGGTCAAGAGTCTCCTTCATTGTCAATGCAGCGCAAGGACGATGATGACAGTTATTTCATCGCCGCCGAGTTGGAAGATCTATTTGATCTAAAGGAAGCTATCGAGCCAATTCTTGACTACTACGACCTTGATGCTGAATGCACCGAGGACGGAATTGTCATCATGGGCCTTGATCAGAAGGATGCGTTTGTCGCGATCAAGTCCGTTCTTGGGAACTTTGACGACATTCAAACCAAGGGAATTGGTCGTCGTCTTCCGGGTGGCTTTGGTCGAGGGGGAATCGGCCGAGG